CTGACATGCCAGTAGAGGCTTTTAAATTGCCATAAATATTTACGTTTCCGCCTTGAAGTGTGCCAGCATATCCTGTTGGGTTTGTTCCATCGGTGAAATCTAAATCACGAACAGCTTGTGACGTTGTGATTGTAAAAGTGCCAGTGCCAGCCGTAATCCTGAACGAGATACTGTTGGCTTCTGTAACTGCGCCGGGACTAATCGTCCTTGCTGTTGCGCTTGAGTTGGTGCAAATAATCTGAGGCGTACCCGTAACCGTCATGGTCGTAGCGCCAGTGAAGATTGTACCCGTACTGTTCAGCGAAATGGTGTTTGTGCCAAAAGCCAATGTTCCCGTGAAGCCCGTCATTGTCAGGGTCTGAATGTCCGGACTGATGTCAAGCGTAGCTGTACCAGCGCCTGATGAGGCATCGTATGTTGCAGTATCAGATGTGCTAGGAACAGACGCACCAGAAGCGCCGCCAGTAGTCGTAGACCAGTTGGTTGTACTGTTCCAGTTACCTGTACCGCCTGTTACCCAAAATCGTGCTGCCATGATTACTCCTCGACAGGCTCGTCAACAACAGGAGGTGGGTTCTTGACATAATTATCCCACTTGTCGTATCGGGCTTGCTTCATCGCTTCAATCTCAGCGTCAGTCAGACCATGGTTATCCGCTAGATGCAAAGCATCAGTAAATCCGTTGATGGTAAAGTCAATTTTTATCATGCAATCCCCTTATGCTTGTTGTGCAACTGCGACTACATCCCAGAAAGAATCTGCTGAGTTGTAAACACAACCAATGTACGCAGTCTTGCTGATAACGGTAGTTGCTGGAAGAGTTGTGCCAATGATGCGGTATCCACCAGCAGATGTAGTCCAAGTCAAAGCTCTGGCTGTGCCGTTGTCCTTGATACGAATTGTCAGCTTCTGACCGTCAATTGGAGTTCCTGATGGAATGGCAATTGTTGCCGCCGCACCCAAGGCGGTAATTGTGTATTGGTTGGTTGTTGCTGAAGTTGGCGTGATCGTTCCACCTGCCGTACCCGTAATGGTGGTAGACACGCTACGAAAAGTTTTTTCTACTTGCACAATACCATCGGAGTCGATACGCATAGACTCAACACCACCCTCAGTAAAAGCAATGGTGTCAGCGGCAGGGAAGTAAATACCTGTGTTGGTGTCGCCTGTAGTGGTGATGGCAGGAAGTGCCGCTGTTCCAGCCTGCACAGTAGTAACACCTGTAGCTGACAAGGTAGTGAATGCTCCAGCAGCCGCCGTATTAGCGCCAACAATACCATCGAAGTTGGCTGCGTTAATCCTTCCGCTTACACCTAAACCGCCTGTGATTACAAGTGTTCCTGTTCCAGTAGTGGTTGAGGCAGTACCTGCGGTAAAAGTTGTTGCGCCATTACTTGCTAATGTTGTAAATGCGCCTGTAGATGCTGTCGTAGCACCAATAGACATATTGTTGATCGTACCAACACCTGTCGAAGTAAGAGCCAGTGTGGGCGTAGTACTAGCAGTTAGTGTGACTAGGTTTGTATATGCCACGCCATCTGTGTCATAGGCTGCAAGAGACAGTGTGTTAGTCGCTGTTTGCGCTGACTTAAGCTGAGTGCCTGTAACAAACTGCCCGTTTACAGTAATAGTGTCTGCCGCTGCATCGCCAATGGTTGTATTACCTGTACTGCTAAGTGTGGTAAACGTACCAGCAAGCGGAGTGGTTGCCCCAATGGACATGTTGTTGATAGTGCCAGCACCTGTGGAGGTCAACGTCAGCGTTGGTGCATTAGCCGCAGTCAACGTAATTAGGTTGGTATAGGCTGCACCGTCTACATCATAAGCTGCAAGGTTTAATGTATTAGTCGCTGTCTTTGCTGATTTAAGCTGAGTGGCTGTAACATAGGAAGCCCCTTGAGTGATGGTGTCAGCATCAGTGTCACCAAGCGTAGTGTTGCCATTTAAAGTTACAGCACCAGAAAAATTGGCAGCGGCTGCTGTAATTGTTCCTGTTAGTGTAGGAGAAGCTGACAATACCATATTGCCAGTGCCTGTCACTGCGTTACTTAATGTAACACCGCCATATGTTAAAGCGCCGCCAATAGAAGCAGCACCAGCTAAATAGAAGTCTTTAAATTTAAAAGAACTTGTGCCTAAGTCAACAGTGTTAGTGGTCTTAACACCCAACACAGAGGCAGAAATTGTTAAATCTTGTACAGGGCCTAATGCAAGGATGGGAGCACCCTCGCCAGCAGTGCCATCATGATTGTGGCCCGTAGAAGAATTAAAGGCAGATTGAATGCCATCAAACTCCCCATCTAAATCAGAAGCATTAATAATATTACCATCAGCAATGTTATTAATAACATCTACTCTTGTATATCCTGCCATATTATTTCCTTAATAAATTCCTAACAATTTTACCACATTAACGCCTGTCATGGGTAGAATATTCTAACGTAGCAGCGTCTAATGAGAAAGGTGGGTCTACACCAGACGAAACAAATTGCAACGATACAGAAAAACTACTTCCAATTACTTGTGTTTGAAACAACTTTTTAAGCTTTGAACCATATTTTGTAGTGCCATACTTAGCTGTACTAGTTCCATAGAAACCAATATCATTACTATTTGTATTGGACAAAATAATAGTTTCTGGTTGTATGCTACCAAAATCATCAAAGTCTAGTTTTAAATTAATTGTCATATCTACAGATCCTTGTGGGTCTGTATATAAAATTATTTTATAGAAAGTTTTTCTAACTCTTGGATCATTAACTGGAACAAATGGGCTGGCAAAACTTGCCACAATATCGTCACCATCAAAACTATTACCACTTTCCATTTCATAGACATAACCATCAGAATTAGCAAATATAATAGTCTCTGTTTGATTTATATAATTACTATCTGCTACATATGCTTTAATACCCACTGTCTCAGCCCAAGCAATAGTGCTGGTATTATCCCCAACCATTTGAGTTCCTAAAATACCTTTAGCAGCGTTTGCTGTAATGGAAGTATTATATCCTAAAAGCCTATACTGAGACTTCTGTTTAATAACCACACTAGCAAAACTACTACTAGAAGATATAAGCTCAGTGGATTCTGTTTGTATAGGTTTGGATACTACACCTAAGTTAAAATCACCTGTTCTGTCTGTTGCGCTCAAAAGTCTTAAACCTTCTGGGCCTAAGAACATAATGTCTCCACCTATTTCTTGTATGGTGTCAGTAGCTACACAACCAACATTTCTTGTAATTGGTTGGAGATTAAAATCTGATATTGTATTTCCTAAAAGTTGGCTAATACTTTTATCATTAAAAATAATTAAAGCATCTCTAAAAACAATGATGCCTGTTATTTTTGCCCCAATATTTATAACACCAGCACCATTAGCAACTGTGAAATCATTGTCTGTATATGGAGCAGAAAAAATAAGCTTGTCTTCATTTACAAAGAACAACTGGTTTTTATGAAATACTACAAAATCAGCACCTAACAAATCAGCATTTGTGTCCAACGAAGTAAAAGTAGTGTCGTCCCAAATAAAAGGATAGTTTGTTCCGTTTACACCTACAATTTTATCAACACTATTAGTTCTATATTTAGATGTTCTAAGCTTAATACCACCAGTATAATTTACAGACAGCCAAGTAACGGCTGCATTATCAGCAGGACTACTATTTAAAGCAGGATTGATAGATAATGTAGCACCCCCACTTGTGACAGTGACAGTTGCTGTAACAGTGTATATTTTCTCAACACCTGCAACAGAAAACGTATCTCCTACTTGAGGAACATCTGTCAATCCATCTACAATAAGACTGCTTCCTGTTTGGCTAGCACCATTAACTAACACAGTGCCATATGAGGGAATATTAATCTTTGTCCAACCACTGCCTGTAGACTTATAAATATCATTATTTCTATAAGCAATGACAGTGCTTTCCCATGCTGCCACACCGTTAACAACACCTGTATGCGAAGTAAAAGTTACAGCGGCTTGATCAGCAGGACTGCTCGCCATAGATGTTGTTAGTGTCAACGTCACTCGCTTGTTTGTGCTGTCATAAGAAACACCCGAACTTGCTATTGTATATGTTCCTGCTACACCAGAGATGGTAAAAGTGTCATCAACAACAGGAGTAGTAAATATATTTCCTAAGACAAGTGTTGTTCCTGTTTGACCACTACCATGTACTTTAGGTAAGCCATAAGCTGGAACAAAAGCACTGTCATATTTATCAAATCCTTCTATTCTTCTATAACCACCCTCTGTAGATGGCTCAAAGTTTTTTAATAGACGAGCACTGCCCGGAGCATTAATACCTTGTTGTAAAGGAGATAAATTAGAAACAAGTCCCCCTTTAAACTCAAAAGCGTAAGTTTGCCATAAGTCTGCCATTACTTAACCCTATCACCAAAGGCTGTAGCTTTGATTGGCGTAATCATTCCAGAACGCATATTGACATATCTATTAACCAACATAGTACGCATACGCTTAACACCCTCATCAAACTTACCCTTAACTATGGTTGCTGCTTGTTCATTACTTCTAAACAAGTAAGTATATAACATAGCACCGTCAATAATTACATGCCTAAATCTTTCAGGTATTGTAGGTACATCTGAATAAGTGGATAAATCCGCAGGAACTTGATAGTATTCATATACTAAAGTATATGCTTGATCTGGTGCATTTACAACACCAAGCTCTAAACTTGGTGCATGAAATACATATTCTGGTATTTTTCTTTTATTAGTTTCTGTTGTATATTCTTGATCAACAAACCCATTTAAATAATCTTCATAAGAAATTAAAGTGAGCTTTTGAGTAGCAGTTCCAAAAGCAGTGTTTTCTTTAATACGAAAAGAATCAAAATCAATTGTATTTGCATCTGCTGGAAAAGAATATCTAATTGTTCCGGCAGTTAATACTTGTTCTTTTACTTCGTGATTAAAAGGCCACTCATAATGAACATGATTGATGTCTCTAATAGCAGCATTAATAGCATCTTTATTGTGTGCATAAAATCCTGTAACTGAAGCAAAGTTAGCAGAAGTAAGTTCAACTTCATTTAGTCTTCTATTAACTTCGTTTACAAGATCAAGAAAATTATATGCCATTATTATCTTTCACATTAAACCACTATTATAACATAATGTATAAACAAAAAAAAGGGACAACCTCTTGTGGAAGCTGCCCCTCGGTTTAGTTAGCTATTAAGCCAACTGTTCACGATCTACAGAAGCAGGGCCAGCACGACCATTTAGGTCAACCAAAACGGCCCACACACGAATAGTACCAACAGAGATTGCTGTAGTAGAAGTTGCGATGAGAACGTCCAAGGTGTCAGCACTAGCGCCAATAACGATGGGCTGGAAAGCGGCAGCGTTTTGAGCGTAAGTACCAACAGCAGTGGCAGCAGCAAGAGTAGCACCATCAATAAAGTTGTCGGCATCCACACCTGTCACACCAACGTCCAAAGTCACATCACCAGTGATGGTGGCAGTAACTTCATAGCCAGCGTTGAGAATTAAAGTCTCAGCAGGAATGTCCAACACTTCCAACACATCGGCTGCTGCAAGAGCAGAGCCTTTGGTTGTGGTGGCAGTAGCAAAGTTGAGGGTTGCCTCAACTACATAAGGCATGCTACGAATAGCACGACTTGGATGGGTAGCGGCATTAATACCACTTGAAACGTCAACAGTTGCCATTTATGTTCTCCTTAAGCAGCGTTATATTTAGCAGTGACAATACCTTCGGGGCGAAGTATTTTTCGGCCATAGAGGTGCATACCACGCACGATGTCAGCAAAGCTATCTGGATCACGATAGGTTTCTGTTTTGGTGATTTGCTGTGCAGTTGCAACAGCAGAATCATGACCAGCAACGATCACACCGAAGTTGGTGTTTTGGTTAGCAGATCCAGTAGTGCTGGAACCAGTTCCAATTTTGGGAAGGTTGTTTGACACATAGACTTTGAAGCCATGCAGGTTGTTGATGACCAAGCCGTTTTGCAAGCCAGCACCACCAAAATCGCTGTTCAACAAACGACTGTCTTCGTCTTTCAACAGTTCAATGAAAACAGAA